GAACGTCGAGGTGCCACCAATCCCACCGTCACCGCCAGCCGCGCCGGCCGCCCCTGGGGCGCCTGCCGTGCCCCCCGCCCCCACGCTCACGGCTTCGGTGCCTGCGAGATCACTTGCCCGGAAGACACGCGAGTTAAAGGCCCCGCCGCCGCCGCCCGCCCCACCTTTCGCGATCACGGCCGTGGCTAAGGACGCGCCAGCGCCCCCGCCTCCACCTGCGCCCCACATGAGCACTTCCACCTTCGTGGGGGTGAACGTCGTCGGCTTCGTCCACGTCCCGCCGCCCGTCGCCGTGAACTCCTGCACGTTGCTCTGCGACGCCGGCACGGCCGTCTTGACGCCCCCGTTGGTGTCATACACGAACCAGGTGCCTGACTCGTTCATCACGAGGCATTCGCCAAACAGCAGCGTCGTTTTAAACAGCGTGACGACCGTCGTCCCGTCCGTATGTTCGACGGTGACGACTTGGGAGAGCGAGGCGTGCTCGTTCTTCGCGGTGATCCCGGTGACGTTGCGAATCTTCGTGCCGCTGGGCGAACCGACGACGGTGGTCGTCGTCGCACTCGTGATCAGCGTGTTCTGGCCCAGGCTGGTAAACGTGTCCGGGGTATCGAAGTCCACCATCGAGGCTTGGACTTCCAGATCCGCCGCCGTCGTCGTGACCAGCCGGACCAGCGCGGAGGTGGTATCGAGGATCAGCATGTCAACTCATTCGCTGCTGGATCGCGAGCCCCGAGCGCCGGAGTTCGGGCTCTGATGGCACCGTCGCGGCGATCCCTTTCACTTCGAGGGCGACGATCGTGTACGGGCCAGTGGTCCCGCCGCCCGTCACCCCATAACTCACCGCGCCCGCACTGGTCTGATTCGTCAGGTCAAAGACATGCGCCGTATACCGACCCGCGTCCGCGGTCGCTTCGACCGTGTTGGTCGGTGTGGGCGTCCCGGTGTGGGCCGCTTCTGCGCTCCAATCTCCGACGCCCCAGACAATGGATCCGTTCGCCGCCGTCGGGGTCAGGGCGACGGTTTGCGTCGTCGTGTCCTGCTCGACGCTATTCCCGATGCCGTCTGAGTCTCGGTAGATGTAGACCGCAAAGCCCCAGTGATCGGTCGCGCTGCTATTGGTGACCGAAATCACCCCGCTACTCGCGGCAGACGCCACACACGCCGAGATCCGGGCGGCGCAATCACTCGTGGCCGCATGATTCTGGTACGAGGCCCACGAGAGGCCCGATCCGGTATTCGTGGGCACCCCCAGCGTCGAGGTCGTCGCCCCTTCCCCGATGCACACCGCGACCAGCACATCGCCGATCTGCCACGAGAGCGAGGCAATGCTCCGAGACGCCCCGGCCGTGATCCAATCGGCGGTTTCCGTGACCGAGATGCGTGTGGGGGGTGTGGGCATTTAGCCAGGCACCGAGACCGCGAGTTGTCCATCCGCGATCAACGCTTTTTCCTGCCGCATACTCCGCACCGACGACGCCCGATCCCCGAGCATCTGGCGCAGGGTGTCGGCCATCGATCGAAACCGGCCCTTGTGCTCGTTGTCCCACGTCGGGGTCGGGCTGAGTTGGAGTTGCTCGATCACCCCTGTCGCGTCATTCCGCACGCCGACCACACGCATCGTGGCGGGCGCGCCGTCGTTCAAGTCGAAGCTGTACTCTCCCGGTTCCAGGAGGTTGAAGAGATCGACTTCTTCGCGCGTCAAGTTGTGGCCCTGCGGATCGATCTTCCACGGCGCGTAGATGGCGCACTTGAGCCGCGCCATCGGGAAGTCTTTTTCGCCCCGGGGATTGAAGGGGCTGATCTGGGTGATCTGGGACACCTCCAGCGACTTCGGCTGCAGGCGTTTCGCGGTCGCTTGGGCCAAGACCATCTGCGCCGCGCTCGCCTGTTGCTGCGCTTCGAGAATCTTCAGCAGCCGATCGTCAACGGATTCATCTTTCGACATACGTCCTCTCTGAAGCGGGGACGCCGGACGGATCCGGCGCCCCCTTGTCGTGTGCTAGTCGATGCCGATCATCACGAAGTTATTCTTGGTATCCACGCCGACCTGCGCCATGCGGCCGACGATCTGGCCGGTCAGGATCGTGACGGCGGTCGAGACCGCGGCGGCGCCCGCTGCGGCTGATGGACTGATCACGATGCCGCCCAGCGCAGGCGTCCCGGTGATCAGCACGGAGCCGATCCCCTTGGTCTGAATCCAGCCCCACTGGGTGGCCAGAATGACGTAGGCCGCCACGCCGACGAGGAGTCCAGTGGCGGTCGTCACGGGCATCTGGATCACGTTCTTGTACGGACTCGCGAGCAGCCCGTACCGAGACGCGGTGGTGAGCGCGACCTGATTCGGATCGTCCCGTTTCAGCGTCATCGCGAACAGGGTCGAGGCCGTGATCGCGCCGTGGCCGTCGATCCCGTAGGTATGCCCATTGCCTGGGGTGGTATCGACCCCGACAAAGCCATCGGCATAGAGCCCGGACGCCCCGCCCGTCGCGCCTGGCGTCACCGCGAGGCTGGTCGCCTCGCGCGCGGTCGCCGCGGCGGTCAAGCCGAGATGAGTCGTGATGATCGCTGAGGACTGGATGCAGTTCCCTGGCACGAGGTCGACGGCGCCGGCCTGGACATAGCGATACGTCCGGCCGTCGGGTCCGACTCCGACCGCGCCCAGCGCGTGATCCTGGGTTGCGTCGGACCGGAAGAAACTGCGCGTCATTTCGACGGAATGGCCTGAAAGATTCGGCATGCTGTCACTCCTTTCGTTGGATATCCGTCAATTACGCGATCGACCAGATCACGCCGAGACGCCGCGGCGCATCGGTAATCAGGTTGCCCGTCGTGCGAACCTTGAACACGTCCCAGAACCCGTCCGCTGGGCGGATCGGTTTCTCGCCCTTCATCCAGGCCATGTAGACGAACTTGAGATGCTTGGTGGTGAGCATGTACAGGTGGGCCGCCGGGCAGTCGTTGTCGTACGCGATCGGGATGTCCTTGAACATCAGGTTCTGGCCTTTGTAGCCGGAGATCCCTTTGTCGTTCGGGCTGTCGCGCATCAACTGCTCGTTGACGACGAGCAAGCCCTCATAGGCTTGGAACGTCGATTGGTCGCACACAGCAAACGTCGGATTCTCCTGGCCGATCCCGTTGCTGCTGTTGTTGTAGATGATCCGCATGTTCGCCATCAGGGCGTTGAAGTTCGTCCCGCCGTCCTGCACGGACTGGTTGCGCCAGAAGACATACACGGCGCGGTTGATCATCCCGACCGTGCCGGTCGTGGGATCGTCCGCGACGAGCAATTGCAGCCCGCCGAATTCCTTCCCGCCGGTCCCGGTGCCGGTCCCGAAAAAGGACTGATTGACCTGGTCGAACATGGACTTCTTCAGGTTGTCGAGATAGCGGGCTTCGATGTTGAACTTGCCCGCGTCGCCCTTGGTGGAATCCCGCGCGAAGTCCGTGATGGGGATATCGCCGCCGATGTGCTTCCAGAGATATTCCGCGTTGTCGAACAGGTCGGGCTTGCTGACGGTGAGGGTTTCCATCTCGCTCATGAACTTGACGTTCGTGTTCATGGCGTATTCGATGTTGCAGCGGATGACGGAGCCGTGCTCCTCTTCAAACCCGCCGTGATTCTTCAACTGATCGAGGAGCCAATAGCGGTCGAAGATGTTGTCGACGGGATCGAGGGGAACATACGCTTCCCACGCGCGGGCGACGGCTTCGCCTCGGACAATGTCAGCCATGAGGTTCTATCCTTGAAGCTGCCGCATGTAGGCGGCGAGCTCCTGTGGTGTCTGCGGACGCGACGGGGAGGAGGCGGCTTTGCCGCTCCCGTCCACCGTTTGCGCCGCGGCTTTTTGTTTGAACGAATCCAGTACGGTGGTCGTGGCTTTCGCCGCCATCTTCGGCCCCACGACCTGCGCCCAGGCTTTCCGCATCGCCTTCGCTTCGTTGCCCGGGATCGTCGCCATCACCGCCGCGATCTCGGCTTCGTGCTCCTTGAAATGCGGGAGCACCTCGACCGCTTCGGTGTAGAGATCCTGGACGTAGGCTTCGAGCTGGCGGGTCTGTTCCGCCGCCTGCTCCTGGACCTGGCGTTGTTCCCGTTCCTGCAACAGCGGGTTGAACCGTTCACTCACCGGCCCGAGCGCCTTCGCGATTTCCGCGGCCACGACCTGTCGCATCCGGTCTGCGGAATACGACTGGTTGACGACGTTCCCTGATTCGTCCACGACCGGAATATCCGGCGAGAGATCAGGGTCCGCCGCTTTGCGGTGGCCTAGAATGCGCGCCGCTTCGGAGCGCACCACGGGGGCAAGGGTCGGGTCGGAGACGGCTTCGGCCAGGAGCTGCCGAACGTAGCCGGCGCGGTCCTGGGTATAGAGCTGGCCGAGCCGCGCCGCTTCTTCGACGGACGCGCGATCGACTTGTTCAGCCCAGCCGTGCTGTTGGCGCCATTCACTCAACGCTTCGTCCCGCGCTTTCACGCGGGCGTTCTCGAGCGCCGTGTGGTGGACCGTGAAGGGGATCGGGCCTTGTTTCTCCGCGCTGGGGTGACTCGCGCCTGTTGGATCAGTCGCCCCGGCCTGGCCTGTGGCGCCAGTCTCCGAGCTCGCGGGGGCTTCTGATGCCAAACTGGCGGCGGCCTGTGTGAGCGCTTGCTGCGCTGACGTGGGTCGCTCGCTGACGGCCGCTGACGAACCACTCGGCTCGCTGCTGGTCGTCGGCGTGGTGTCTGTCGTGCCTTCCATGTTGCGTCCTCTGCAGCGTCTGGTGCTGCGAACCACGAATGCCCCGCATGTGGCGCGTAGGCGTTTCCAAAACGAGAGAGCAAAACAAAAGGGACGGCAACGAGGCTTACCGCCTCAGTCGCACGTCCCCATTCGTCGTGCCCCCTTGTGTCCGCGTGCGCCGCTCGGGGTGAGCGGTGTTCGGCCCGGCCGGGCCTAGCACGCAGCGCAAATTCGTGTTACTTCATCCGGTCACTCAACCAGTACTTGTCGAAGACGTTCTCGGTCGCCTGCATCGCGGACGCCCATGCCTGCGCCACTTCTGCGCCAGTGACGCGACTCGGTACGTAATCAGGGCGCTCCCAATAGGGAATACCCACAGTTTCCGCCGCATCCAAAAGCGCGCCCCAATTCACTCGCGCATTCACGGCTGTCAACTTCTCGATCAGGGACGCCCGATCCGCGGTGTGCTCATACCCGTACTCTTCGCGGTAGAGCGCAATTAGTGACGCGCCGATGGTCTTCGCTGAGAGTCGATGGGCGCCCTTCTTCTTCGTCATGGCGTCTCCGCGTGTCGTGCCGTCATCCACGCCAGCACCTCGTCATGTTCGGCCGCGAGCCCGTGGTACGCCGCCGCCGCGCGCATACAGAAATGCCCGCACGCGCAGGTAAAGCGCACCATCGGGAAGGGACCACTCGGCCCCGCCTCCTCGTAGGTGTCCACCGTGATCGCCCCGCACGCGGCCCGTAAGCCTGAAGAGGCCACAGGCTGCAGGGGTGACTCAGGCGCGAGACTCGCTGCTGTCGGCATCTCAGGCGCCGGTCGGAGCGGCTTCTTCGGCGTCGGCAACTTGCGCGGCATTTACGGGCGCTCCTTCACTGGTTCACGCGGCGGTGCAGTCGGTGCGCCACACCGGCCTGTCGCGTCGAGACCAGCGATCCTGGTAGGCATGTCCGCCGCGAACGAATACCGCCCATCCTTCAACTGCACAAACAGGCAATCACTCTCATCCTCATTCGCTGTGAGTCGGTATAGCCTGCCATCGACGGGGAGGATCTTCACGGGCGCTCCTTCGCTGGAATCACAGGCGGCGCAATCGGCGCCCCGCAGATCCCGCAGACCTGTCGCTGGCTCGGGAGCGTCCGCACGTCCGGTTCAGTGCAGCGGCACGTCGGCACGTGGCCTCCCGTCTCGGTTCTGGCTGACAAATTCGCGGCACCCGCAGGCCACGGAAAACGTGTGGTCGTGTTCGCCATTGTGCCCCACCAGATCGGCGCCACACCGCCCGCAGTGGATGCCGAGCGTCAACGCCTGCGCGACGTCGGCAAACTGCCGCAGCCATTCCATCACCCCGGGCCTGAGTTCGACGCGCTCGTCTGGCGTGAAGCGATGGCCGCGGCCGTCCGGCAGAAACAAGGTCGTCGGCTTCTCGTCAGCCACGGCGGATCTCCTCTGAGACATAGCGAATCTGGAGCGGCGGAGATGGCTCGTCCGCGTCTTGTAAGGCGCCGGGCCGGGACACGAGGATCCGCGCATTCTCCAACGTGACCGGATCCATGATCTGTCCGTGGTTCATGGTGTGTTTCGATTTATCCGTGCCCGGCATCGTCCGATGTTGCACGCAGTCCACGAGGCCCGCTTCCTTCAAGGCGCGGCGACGTTCGATCTTCGACGTGAAGCGGCGCGGGGTCGAAAAGCCGTTCTCTTGGGTAATCGAGCACTCGTCACCGATGACGGTCGACGCTTTCCCGCGCCACAGTCGTTCAGTAATGGCGCCGCAGATCGGACAGGGACACGTACGATCTTCCACCGTCACCAGCACTTCGGTGTCATGCCCATCGAGACAACGCACGTCGTACATGGGGCTCATTGCACCATTCCACTGGCTTGTTGCGGCGGGGCGCCTTCTGGCGTCCGTCCAGGCATCGCGCCTGTCATATCTGCGCTGTGCTTGTTCAAGAGTTCAGATTTATCAGACGCCCCGCCGTGCTCGGTCTTCGCCGCTTGCTGCGCCGCTTCCTGCTGCGCCACGATCAAGCCGTTCGCCTGTGCGACGGCTAGATCCTGCTCCGTCAATTGGTACCCAGCCTGCTGCAGGATCTTCAACGCGGCCTGTCCCGCAGGGCCGGCGAGGTCTTCAATGTTGACCTTCACGCTGACGTTCGGCGGCGGCGGGCCTTGCGGTTGGGGTTCCGCCACCATCCGCGCCGGGTCGTGGCCGAATTCCAACGTGACGACGCGGGCCATTTCCGCCTGATTCATGTACGGCGATTTCGCCATGTAGTTGACGAATTCGAGGAGCTGCGCGCGTTTCTGCGCCGCGTCGTTACTCAACTGCGAATCCGGTCTGGCATCGAAGGCATACCGTCCCGCGATGACGGTCTTATCCCAGGCCTGGAGCTTCTTCGCGCCGGATTGCCCAACGATCTCCACGTAATCGCGCGCATCCGCGAACCGCTGCACGAGACTGTCGAACTTCCGCGCCCCGACGAGGAAACTCTCCACGAGCGCGGTCTGTTCCTTCTTCGTGCGTGCATTGGACGCCGTCTGCGCGGTCGCCACTTCCGTCGCGGAGAGCACTTTGGCGTTGACGTTCCCGCCCTGGTTCGATCCACGGCCGAGCGTGTCATCGATATCGCGGCGGATGCTCTGCTCCCCTTGCACGTCGGCTTGGGCGCGCTCGAGATGCGGGATCGGCGCGATGATCTTGTCCGCGCCCTGCATCATCTTCTCGTCGGGGATTGGCACGCCTTGGCCCGTCTCCATATCGGCGAGCTTGTCGATCTGTTCCTTGACCGATTCGGCGTAGAGAAACCGGGCGATATTCGCATCGCGGAGTTGGATATCCTGCCGCCGCCAGGTGTTCATCTGCTTGACGAGCGGGTCGGTAAACGCCGCATCCGAAAGGATCCACGCGGTATCCGAGCAATCGCGCAACGTGATCGGATGGATCGGGTTCCCGATCATCGAATCCGCCGTGAGCCGGCCGTCGGGACCGAGCGTCTGATACGGCGAGGGCATGTAGGCCGCGGGCTTGTCGGCGAAGTCCTTCCCTTCGATCAGCACCAGGTAATCAAAGAGTTCCGAGTGATAGACCTGCTCGCGGAATTGCACCGCGCGGCACCAGATCTTCACGCCTTTCACGCGCGGGCCGGTCGTGTCGCGGTCCGTGTCGCGATGATGGGTGAATCGCAGATCGTCGGCGGCGGCGGTGCCCTTGAAGTCCGGCGGGACGAGTTTACGGCGGATCGCGTCGCGGACGGGGATGTTGAACTCCTCACCGAGCCAGGCCGCCTCATCGTACCGGGTCGAATAAAAGTCGTGGGGGATCAAGCCCTTGAGCCCGGAGAAGTGATACCACCGCCAGCGTTCGTAGATCGGCACGTCAACTGTGACGGTCTTCATCTTCGGCACGCCCTGAAGACCCAAGACTGAGCCCATCATCGGCTCCTCGCCGTCTGGCACTTCCTGTTTCACGGGCTGGAAGTCCGCTTCGTAACAGATGGTCGTGAAGCCGATCCCACTCGTTTGGAGAATATCAAACAGCGCCTCGTTGATGGTCTTGAGGACGTTGGCGTGGTCGCGCCCCATCAGCTTGTTGAGCACGGCGCGCTTCGTCGCCATGATCGTGTAGGGATCGAGCGGCTGTTGTGTCTCGAGGTCCAGGAGATCCTGGAGCGGTTCCAGCGGCGACAATTGCATCTCCGGGAGTTGCGCGATGAGATCGGCGCGCTTCCCTTCCACGTTCCGGAAGTGCATGTTGCTATTGATCGCATCGCCGCGCGCTGAGGGCGGCGGCAGATAGGCGTCCAAGAGCTGCTGCCAGCGGTGCGATTCGCGCAGGCGGCGGGCGCGGGCCAGTTCGATGCGGCCCCACCACGAACGAAGATCCTCTGGCGACATGGGGAGATTCTGATCAGGCATCAGGCCACCCGTCCGAAGCGGCGACCCACGGGCTGACGCATGGCGGCCATCATCGCGGCCGGGGATCCTTCTGGCGGTTTCACTGGACGGCTGCTCGCGCGCTCCGGACTCGGCCGCGCCATCACGAAGTAGCGCAGCGCATCACAGGAGTGATCCTCACCGTCGGTGTCCACGTCTTCTGGCTTATTCGTCGCGCTGATGAGCGACGGCAAGGTCCGAATGAGGTACGCGCAATCAGGATGCACCATCAGCCAGGGCTTGCCGTCCGGCGCCAGTTGCAGCCAATGCCGGAGCCGCGCCCAGCCGGCGACGCGCTCTTTACTGGCTTGCGTCAACGGCACGCCGTACCGCGCGTAGGTTTCCGCCGGGGACTCGCCGGAGTCGCCATCGGGGGTCCACATGCCGGTATCGGCAATGCTCGCCATGACCCGGATCCCGTAGTCGCTCGTTCGACGCGCGATCCCCTGCGCTTGATCCTTGTTGATCACCCGTTGCGGGTTCCATTCGTGGCGGACATACGCGCGGCCTTCGGGGAACACCGCGATCCAGAGACACGCGCCGGGATTCACGAAGCCCCAATCGAGCGCTCGGTACCACTTGGCCCCAGGCGGAATCGGGAGCGCGGCGACGTGGGTGGCTTTGCGCCATTCGGGAAAGAACTGCCCCGGGAAAATATCCCAGTCGCCATCCCGGTAGGCTTTCCGCAAGGCCGGCGGCAGCGCCAAGAGCTTCCGCTCGTACTGCTGATCGAGGTACGGGTTGTCTTCGAGCTTTGAGGGAATAAAGGCCCATTCTTCGGGCCGATAGTCGGGGAAATGCTCGAGGTCCACAGTCTTGTCAATGAACCGCATCCGCACCCAGTGACTTTGGGGGCCGCCGGGGTTCGTGCCGCAGAGCACTTTCGGGATCACGCCCGGCTTCGTGCTCCGGGCTCTCGACGCGATCAACAGAAACATCGTCTCTTCAAACGTCACGAGTTCATCAAAGAGAATCAGGTCGTATTCCGCCGAGAGGTAATTCGCCGCATCGGCGGCGGTTTCGCAGTGCCCGAACTGCATCAGGGAACCGTTCGGATACCGGAGGATCTTGGCGCTCGGGACCGCCACGGCGCCCATTTCCGGGGCTTCGGTTTCCGCGTCCCGGAGGTGCGTTTGCTCGAGTTCCTTGTACGTCCGACGCAGGAGCAGGACACGGAAGTTTGGGATGGTCATGCACCGCTGATGGCCGATTTCACGCAACCCCTTCGACTTCGAGCCCCCCGCTGCTCCACCGATCAGCACATACACGGCGGGGCCCGCCAGCGCGTCTTCCGCTTCGATCTGCCGCGGCAGGGGCGCGTACCGGCAGCGCCGGGCTTTCCCCTTCAGTGTGACGAACATCGCATGCGCGACTTGGCGCGACCAACAGGTCTCGGTCGGACAGAGCCACGGCTGGATCCCGCCGAGCTCGAGGCGCCCACGCTCGAAGGGCGATCCACACCAGCAGCACGCCGCGAGTGGATGCGTCTCGATCACGAGGCCCGCTCCGGCAGCAACGTTTGCAGCCGCTTGAGTTCCTGTTCGAGCTGCTGGACCTTGAGCCCCATCTGCCACGCGGCGCCAATCGCCAACCGGATCAACTTCGTGTTGTTGATGAACCCCCGCGAGCCGTCCGGCCCATCGGGCGCGAGAATCCCCGCCTCGATCAACGACTGCTGGTTGTACTGGCAGAACTGCGCGAACACCTGCTGCACCGCGGGCTTCGGATCGAGATGATGCTCCACGGCCAAACAGAGCATCGGATCGTCGTAGTCGGCGTAGGTCGCGCCGGTGCCGTCCGAGAAGTAATCGCCCTCGGCATCCACGATAAACCGGGTGTTTCCGTTGTTGTCGAGGCTCATCAGGTTCGCGTTGGTGGACAGATCGGTCACGGAGGTGCCGCTCCGGAGTTGGGCCCGCAGCAGGATCGCCCCGACGCCGCTCGCCGTGTGCGTCGTGTTCTCCGTGGTGACGCGGCCGTTGAGGCCCACCCCGTTCGCGCCAGTGGTATAGCCTTCGAGCCAGGCCCCGCCGCCGGTGGCGGAGATCTTCTTGAGGGTGCCAAACGTGTCCGCCTCGGCCAACCCGGTCATCGCGTGCGCGACGTCGCTGGATTTCAGCGAGACAATCTCGTCGTCGGCCGCGCCTTGGCTCACGGTCAAGCCGCCCAGGTTTTTCGTGTTCGCCGTCGTGCCGATCAGGGCCGGGCCACTCGCGACGCGGGTCTGCAGCGCCCCGGCGATGCGCGTGCCGTACAGGTTCTTATTGATGTACGAGAAGGTGGCCCCGGTGATGATGTTGCACGAGTAGAGGTCCACGTGCGAGGTGTCGCCGCCCGCGACGAGTTCGTTGACTTCGACGTTGACGCAGACGATCTTGCTCGTCAGATTCCCGACGAGATTGATCGCCCCCTCCGGGATGGCGAGGTTCTGGAGGATCGCCGTGTCGCGCAGGTCGGTGAGGTCGAGCTCGTTCAGCCCGCCGTGATTATCATGGCGGAGATCGTGGAGGTAGAGATTACTGATCTTCGTGCCGCCCGGATACACGCTCGGATGGTCGATATTGATCCCGCGCTGCGCGTTGGTGGGCGACACAATCACCCCCGACACGTCGAGGTTCTCAATCGACAGCGACGTGACCACGGCCGCGGACGCCGGAATCCCGCCCGTCAGACTCCCGGCGTTGGTCGTCGGTTCCACGACCGCGAGCATCGCCGTCGCCCACGTCAGGATGTAGGGCGTCGTCCCGGCCGCATTCCCCGGGCCGCCCGTCACGACGACATCGCCGGGCGCAATATTGCTCAACGCCTCAAGCGCAGTCTGCACCGCCGCGGCGGAGGCATTGAACGCGATCGCCGTGGTCGTCTGTCCGCTCCAGGTGATCGTAAACGTGCCCGCGGTCGCGCGGACCGACAGATTGTGGACTTCCTGCAGGGTGATCCCGGTTTCCACCCCGACGTAGAACACCCAGTCCACATAGACCGCCCCGGTGACTTCGACGTGATAGCGGACCTTGATATTCCGCATCGCCACGGATTCATTCGTGTAATAGAGCGCGATGCACTTTTCACCCGTGGGCCCGGCCACCGTCGAGTCGGTGTTGATGTAGGTCAGGTCCAGATCGGCCAACTCGCCGTCAAGTCCGACATCGCAGTTTGAGACGTGGTCCTTCGATTTCACATACCACGTCGCCGTATGCACGTAGTCCGCGATCAGGGAGCGCCCGCCCGTGTCTGAACTGATCGAGGCGGTCAGGTTATGCCCTGAGCGATGCTGCACCAGCCCGTACCCGGTGCGAACCGTCTGGATCTGGGCAATCCGGACGTTCGTCGTCCCGGCCACGATCGGCACCGCGTCTTCTTCGTGGTACTTGTGCCCGATGGAGTAATCGCTCAGCTCGAGCGTCCCGGCCTCGACGTTCTCGCACCCGACGAGGAATTCCGCGAACACCAGCCCCCGCTGATACATCCCGAGCTCCGGACTCACCCCGCCGGTCGTCCGGTTCCCGGTATACGTCCCCACGAACGCGCCCATCGTGATGTTCCGGCACGTCGTGAACGAGAACAGCACCGCCCGGATGTTGTTGACCGGGAAGTCCCCACTGCAGACGAACGTCGCCCCAGCCGAGCGCATCTCGATCCCATCCAACCCGGTCAACGCCACCAACGGCGCGGGCGCCGTGCTGTTCACCCCCGGGAAGATGTGGTAGATGCCATCCCCAAAATCCAAGACTCCCGACCCCGCCGCCTGCAGCGACCCCGCCGCCGATCGAATCGACGCGGTGTCGTCCGTGACCCCATCCCCGACCGCCAGATACGGGAACGCCTTGACGTTGATCACCCCCGCCGTATTCAGATTCACCTGGCCCGCGGCGTCCACCGTGAACCCCGACAGCCGCACCCGCTCCACCGCCGCCA